GACTTAGAAGAAGCAGCATTTGTCAATGGTTCTGGCACAAAACCAACTGGATTTTTACAAGATGCTGATAACGCCACTACAGCCACTGCTGCTGACGCCGTAACAGCCGATGAGTTAATTGACTTATATCACGGCCCTAGCAGACCTTACAGAAAGAACGGTGCTTGGTTAATGAATGATGGCACTGCAAAGGCAATTAGAAAGCTAAAAGACGGAAATGGACAGTATTTATGGCAGCCTGGATTACAAGCAGGACAACCCGACATATTATTGGGCGCTCCTGTTAAGATAGCCGGAGATATGCCTGATTTAGGCACAGGAAATAAACCTATTGCATTTGGAGACTTCTCTTTTTATGAAATCTTTGATAGAGAGGGAATATTCCTGCAAAGACTTAATGAGCTTTATGCAGAGAACGGCCAAATTGGCTTTAGAGCATATAAGCGCGTTGATGGATTGTTAATGCTTGCAGAAGCAGTACAAACCATTACAATGGCATAAAAAATTAATAATAAGCGGGGTTAATTGCCCCGCTTTACTTATTAAGGAGGTTAGTTGATGGAAATTCAATTCGATGTGTCGATAGCTGGCAAAAGTTATAGTTATCAACCAGGCGAACGAGCAGATATTTCACAAAAACAAGCTATAAGATTATGCGAAGCTGGTATAGCACACCCAATAAAAAATAAAAAAACAGAAAGACAGATAAAATCAACTGAGGAAATACAAGCAAAAACATATCCCCACCATAAAGGCGGAGGATATTATGTGTTATCTAATGGAAATGAAGTAAGAGGAAAAGAGAAAGCAAAAAAAGCAGAGAAAAAAATAAAGGAGTGAAATTAAATGCCAACAAGTGATAATTATAAAAAACAAGGTGGTAGCGAATGGGTTGTTGGCGGCGAAATTAATATAACCGGCCGATTAAAAAAAGATGGAGAAACATCTGATGGCACTATTAATGAAAGGCGATTAGTCAAAATAGATGGTTCGGGTGATCATGTAGAAGCCACGGCAGATAGTTTAAATGTAGTCGGCATCAATTATGAAAATGCTGTAAAAAGCCCCACTGATGATTTGACAATGGGAATACTTGGTGAACAGACTGGAATTGCAGATGCAGAAGTTGAGGCAGGGAAGAACTTAAAGGCTTGTGACGGCGGCAGAATTGGGCGATTAGTTGATGATGATTTAGCAGGAACAGATTTAATAACTTCACAAACAGGTGATGATTTTAGTAATCAACCCGCTAATGATGATGTTGAGTTGATATCTGGCGAATCGGGTGATACCGACATAGAAGTAACCATATATGGTACTGATACTTCTGATGAATATCAATCTGAAACTATTACTACAGATGGTTCAGATGGTACTACACCAGTTACTAGCTCTAATGCTTACAATAATTTAATGGGTGCTGAAATAACTTCTGGTACACCTTCTGGAACTTTAACACTTAGAGAAGCTACTACTGATGGAGCTATTACTACTTTAACATCTGGTAGTACTTCTAGTGGGATATATGAGCCAACTGATACCAGAGCATTCAATGTAGAGCCAACAGCCGTTGCAAGTGCCGGAGAGACAGGTTATTTGGTTGTTGTAGGTACTGATAGTGATTATTCTGCTCAGGGTGAATCCAAACAAATGGATGGTACTACTTCTGTTACTTTAGCTAATGCTTATAATACTATAGATAAGATATGTTTAGGTGACACAAGTGCTGATATAACAGTTTCTGTTGGAGCAGAAGAAGACGAACTTAAAAAAATTGGCAAATCAAACAATGCAGCCGCAGCTAAAGGCGACACTGTCGATTTTATTTTCACAGCTTAAGGGGTGATTAAATGGGGCTTAAAGTAATAACCCAGCCGACTATACAGGCGGTATCCACAGAAGATCTAAAAGACCACCTTAATATTATACACGACGAAAAAGATGATTTAATTGACAATTTTATAGAAGTTGCTAGAGAAACTTTAGAAAAAAGACATAACGTAACCTTTGCAACTAAAACGATACTTTTAACTTTTGATAAATGGCCCGATTTCCCCGTCGAACTTCCAAAACCGCCATTGGCTGAAGTTACTAAAATAGAATACAAAGACGATGAAGGAAATGTAACAGAATGGGATAGCGCTAATTATGTAGTAGATGAATATTCGTTTATACCTCGCGTTGCACTAGCAGATGACTATGATATACCGACCGATGATCTATACCCCGTTAATGCAATACAAATAACATATGATGCGGGGTATAGCTCACAAAGCGATATACCAGCTACTTATAAACATGCGATTAAATTATTGGTAGGTGAATGGTGGAACAACAGGGAAGAAACAGTTGATACGGGTGCGGTCCCACAAAAAATTAAGGATGGCGTTGATGCCTTAATGGGTTTGGATGGAGTGAAAAATACATGATACCTTCAGGGAAATTAAACCATTTATTAGAATTTCAAAAACCTAATGAGAAAAAAGATAATACAGGAAGCCCTTATACAGAGTACGAAACAGACTTTAGTTGTTGGGGTAACATTAAAGCTAATGCGGGTCAACAGGTATTTCAATCGGCAAAATATGATGAAAAAATAGATGGGCTAATTAAAATAAGATACAGAAATAGTGTTGATGCTGAATATAGGATTAAAGATAAAATAACAGGACAAATCTATCAGATAAAAGGGGCTTATGATCCTAACGGGGAAGGCGAAGAGCTCCATATTGTTATTAGTGAGGTGACTTAAATGGCAAATTTTGAAATAACAGGGTTAGAAAAATTAAATAAAAATATAGAACATCTTACTAAGTCTATGTCACCTAAACAATTGGAAGATGCATCTATGAGTTCTGCTGAAATTATGAGAAATGAAATAGAAAGAAGAGCGCCTCGTGGGCCTACAGGAAATTTAAAAAGGTCTATTGTTAAAAAAGCATTAGATCGTAAGCCTTGGGGCGCTTCTGTTATTGCTGCAGTTGATAGGAAAATTGCTCCACATGCCCATTTAGTAGAATATGGAACCTCGCGCAGTAAAGCAAACCCATTTTTTAGAAAGAGTGTAGAAGCTACGGCGGGCAAAGCAGCCAAAAGATTTAAGAGTAACATAAAAACTATGATTGACGAAGCGGTGAAATAATGAGCTTTGAAATAGATTTATATACATTTTTAAATGACAATATTACAACTACTGGTAATGTGTCTTCTAATATTACAAATACAAATGAAAATGATTATCTCATATATACAAAAATCACTACAAGCACCACATATAGTCATGACGGCTCAGATAAAATAGAAACAGCAAGATATCAATTTGATGGTTATGCACAGAAAAAAATAGATGCTTTAAATATTATAGAAGAAGTACAGGAGTTACTGGATAACTTTCACGGCTGGATGGGCGACACACGCGTACAAGGTGTGTTTGTGTTGGATGAATTTGATAATTATGAGGATGAAACTGGATTATATAGAAACGAAACAGAATTAAAATTCCAATATTATAAATAAAGGAGAGTGAAATTGATGGCTTTTGATGCATGGGCGGCCAGTACAGCTTATACCGTTGGAGATAAAGTTACTAATGATACTGAAGATTATATATGTACTTATGCGCACACATCTGAAACAGATGGAGATTTTGAACCGGGAACAGGTGATCATTGGGCGTTAGCCTGGAATATTTATGATGCACCGATTGAGGCACAGTGGGGTCTAGGAACGAAATTAAAACGTGGTGATGGCGAAGCAACAGAATCATTTACAACCGTTGCAAAAGTAAATAATATATCGGGTCCTAGTTTATCTTTAGACACAGAAGACACAACAGACCATGATTCCGATGGTGGCTGGGAAGAAATTATACCCACGATATTGAGATCAGGCGAAATTACTTTAGACATTAGCTTTTTACCTACAAACAATTCCCAACTTGTGTTGATAGAAGATATGGTCGACAGAGTTAAGAGTAATTATAAAATGATATTCCCGGATACATCTAGTACAACCTGGGAATTTTCTGCTTATGTTACTGGATTTGAAAGCGAAGAACCAACTGAAGGCCCATTAAATGCTTCTGTTACTCTAAAAATTACTGGCGAACCAACTATAGCCAGTGTTAATGATAGCTAAGGAGGTTGTCTATGAATAGCAAAACTACGTTAAAACTTGACAAAGAAAGAGAGTATGACCTCAACCTTAATGCCCTAATTAAATTTGAAGATGAAACTGACAAAAGTTTGCTTAATATGAAAGAAGGCGATGATTTTTCTTTGAAGGATATTAGGGCTTTGCTTTGGGCTGGGTTAAGTGAGTTCGATGACATTACATTAGAAGAAACTGGAAAATTAATTAATATAGAAAATATGGAAAATATTAGCGGGCAAATAATGCAAGTATATGAAAATTCAATACCCCAAACAGATGAAGGTGAAAATAAAGGAAAAAACAAGAAAAGCTCGACTGGCTAGATTTGTGGGCGGTCGGGCGTTATGATCTTGGGCTGTCTGAACAAGAGTTTTGGGGTTTAAATTTAAAGAAATTAAACGCTTTAAT